GGGCAGCCGGGACTGCTCGTAGCGCCGCGAGTGCGGAGCTTCAGCGACGCTCTGCGGCTGCATATTCTCGGGCACGAGTTCCTGCACGCCCTCGGTGCGCAGCATGACTGAGCTGTGGATACTGCTCGTGTTGTCGATGCCGGTCGCGGTTGACAGCGGGCTGGTGATGGGGTGGCGGCAGACATACGCTACTGAGCAGCAATGCGTAGTGGCCCGACATGACGCGATGCGGCGAGCGAAGACAATCTACTCGGAATCGCATGTCATGGTGGCTACATGCGCACGAGTCGGTGTGTGAAGTATGCGGTACTCGCCGTGCTTGCCATCACAGCGATAGTGTTAGTGGTGTTCTTCGCGGTAGTGGTGTTGGCGGTGCAGTCAGTACACGATTGGATAGGAGACGAGCATGAAGACTGAAGCCTACGGTGTGCCGAAGCGCAAAAAGGGCCGCGGTGTGCCTTACCCGAGGAAGCCCTCGTGAGCGCGCGGGTCTTCCTCACCCCCATCGCGGCCCGGCAGATCCAGGCGGCGCGGAACCTCTGGACGCCGCTCGAGCACGCGTTCGAGCAGGCATTCGGCGACACGAGCGGCATGGTCCTGCGGCAGTTGAAGCATGGCTACGAGCTCGTGCGGGTAATCGAGGCGCTCGGCGACGGGCGCACAGTGCTCGAGCGCATGGACGGCATGCGGATAACTCACATGCTGGGGTCAACCCCTACAGAACCGAGGGCAGCCTGATGCCACTCAACAAGTCCGGTAGCAAGAAGGCCGTGGGGGCTAACATCGGCGAGCTGGTGCATTCCGGCCGCCCACAGAAGCAGGCGATCGCTATCGCTCTCGATGTGCAGCGCCGGGCCGGTGGTCGCGGTGTAAGGCCATTTTTGAAGAAGAAAAAGTGATACGCCTCGACATCAAGTTCCCGGAGACTGTGTCCCGCTACATGCAGTCGGACGCGCGGCACCGGTTCATCGCTGGGCCGTTCGGCTCCGGGAAGACCGTCGGGGGACTTGTCGATATTCCTCGGCGCGCGCAAATGCAGCGGCCCTCGACTGTCACAGGCAAGCGTAAGAGCCGCTGGGCGGTCGTGCGGAACACGATGCCCCAGCTTCGAGGCACTACCATGAAGTCTTGGTTTGACTGGTTTCCGAACGGCTCGCTCGGCTACTATCAGACCACCTCGAAGACCTACTATATCAAACAGGGCGATGTTGATGCGGAGGTGATTTTCACCGCGCTCGACACCCCCGAGGACGTAAAGAACCTGCTCTCGCTCGAACTGACCGGCGCGCTTTTGGCCGAGTATCGCGAGATCCCACGCGAGATCGTCGAAGCGCTCGACGGGCGCATCGGCCGTTATCCCCGGATGAACGAGGGAGGTCCGAGTTGGGTGGGTCTGTGGGGGGACTCGAACATGCCCGAGGAGGGTTCCTACTGGCATGCAAAGCAGACTGGGCGCGACCCGGATGATTCGAAGATAGCGCTACCGAACGATTGGGACATCTATATTCAGCCCGCGGCGATGTTGAAGACGCCCGAGGGCTACGTGCTGAACCCCCGCGCGGAGAACCTCGAGAACCTGCCTGCGGACTATTACCAGCAGCTCATCAAGGACAAGACCGAGGACTTCATCCGCGTCAACGTGCTCGCGCAGTATGGGCGCTCGAAGGGCGGCCGGCCGGTGCACCCCGAGTTCAGTCGGGACTTGCACGTCGCGAAGTCGCCGATCATCCCGAACCGAGACTTGGTGCTGCTCGTCGCGGCCGACTTCGGGCTGACGCCGGCGATCGTGCTGAAACAACAAGATGCCTTCGGGCGCGTGCTGACGCTGGACGATATCGCCTGCTTCGACATGGGTCTCGAGCGCGCGATCGAGACGCGGCTCCTACCACTGCTCGCACAGAAGTATAAGGGTGGCGCGAAGCAGGGTGAGTATGAGATCATCGTCACAGGCGATCCGAGCGGCGAGACCGGCGCGCAGAACGACGAGACCTCCTGTGTGGACACGTTCCGTGAGTACAAACGGCACCTCGGCAAGGTCAAGATGGCCTCGACGAACTCCCCGGTTGCTCGGCGTGCGGGGACCGATCACTTCCTCGCGATGCAGGGGAAGCCTGCATACTTGGTCGACCCCGGCTGCGAAGCGACGATCGCCGCGCTCTCGGGCGGGTTCATGTTCAAGAAGCATAAGGACGGGCGCCATTCCGAGGAAGTTGACAAGAACGATCACTCGCACATCGGGGAAGCGAACGAATATGGGGATATGTATTTCCATGAGGGGCGGCGCCGGAAGGCCGAGCACCGCCGCGACGAGCAGAGCTGGGACGAGGCCCGCCGGGACCAAAGCCAGCAATCGAACCACTACGCAATGCCGAGGTAATGACTAATGGCCGACGAGATTATACTGAGCGAAGAGAAACTGAAGGCGTTCGGGCAGCGCCTATTCGCCAAATGGGAACAACACCGCGACGACCGCAAGGCCGCCGAGGACCATTGGCTTCAGAACCTGCGGCAATTCAGGGGTGTGTATGATGCCGAGGTCAAGATCCCGAAGGATCGCTCGCGCGCCTACCCGAAGGTTACGAGATGGAAAATAATTGGGACTGTCGCACGTCTTCTCCAGATGCTGTTCCCTCAGTCGGAGAAGAACTACGGGATCAACGCTTCCCCGCTGCCGAACCTCTCGAAGGCGCAGTTGCAGGAAGTGCTCGACGCGCTCGTATTGAAGAAGGCTACCGAGCAGGAGATCGACCCGCGGGAGGTTGAGCTCAAAGATGAAGAGATCGAAGCTGCGATCAGCGAGTATGCGAAGGGCAAGGCTGCGCGGATGGAGCTGAAGCTCGATGATGATCTGCAAGAGATGGAGTATATTACGCTGGTCCGCAAGGTCGTGTTCAGCGCGGTGCTCTACAATATCGGACTCCTCAAGGGACCGATGCACGTTCCCTATAAAGCGCGGACGTGGACGCGGAACGTGAGCACGGGTCTTTACGAAGCCGTGGAGGTGCAGAAGCTGAAGCCGCTGCTCGAGTTCCTGCCAGTGTGGAACTACTACCCGGATATGAGTGCGACTGCGCTGAATAAGCAGGACGGTACGTTCGAGCGCCATGTCATGAGCCGGCGCGAGGTTGAGGCTCTCGGCAAGCGTGCGGACTTCAGGAAGGCGGCGATCGACCAGTGGTTGCTCGAGCATAAGTCGGGGAACCACCAACAGCTACATTGGGAGACCGCACTCTCGCAGGAGCCGAAGAGCGACCGGACGAACGTAAAGCTGGGTGACGGGCGGAAGTATGTCTCGCTCGCCTACTGGGGGGACGTGACCGGGCACGAACTGCGCGAGGCCGGCGCGACAGTAGCTGAAGCGGATCTCGCGAAGACTTATCATGGGAACGTGTGGCTGCTCGACAACGTCGTCATCAAGGCCCGCGTCGCGACCCTTGGGGACGAAGCGCGGATGCACCACGAATTCATGTTCGAGGAAGATGACCTGTCCCTGCTCGGCAACGGGCAGTGCGATACGCTCCGCGATTCTCAGCTCTCGATCTGCGAGTCGGCGCGGATGGCGCTCGATGAGGCGAGTATCGGGGGGGAAAACCTGGTCGTCAACAAGGAGAAGCTCACGCCTGGGCACAATACGGACCCGGCCTCCTATAAGGTGTGGACCGAGGAAACCGAGGGCGTCGCTGCCCAGACACCAGCCGTGCGAACGCTCGTGCGGCAGAGCCGCCTGGGTGATCTCATGCTTATGGTGCGGATGTTCCGCGAGTTCGCGGATAGCGAGTCCGGGCTCCCGCCGCCTTCCCTCGGGGATACGTCCGGGGGTGGCTCGGAAGCACTGCGCACGTCGAAGAACGCGAGCATGTTTCTCGGCGCCGCGGCGCTCCCGATCCGGGACACGGTGCGGAACTTCGACTCGTTCACGATCTCCGTGATGGGGGCACTCGTCAAGTGGAACATGCGCTATGATCCGAACGAGTCCCGTGACGGGGACTTCGATGTCATCGCGCGCGGGTCTACCAGCTTGATCGCGAAGGAGGTCCAAGGTCAGCAGCTCGATCTCTTCTCCACGTCGTTGACGGATGAGGAACGCGCGCATATCAAGACGCGGAAACTCCTCGAGGCGAAGGCCAAGGCGCATGACATTCCGACCGAGGAGTTGTTCGAAACTCTGGAGGACGCCGAGCAGAAGATCGCAAGGGCCCAAGCCGCGCAACAGCGCGTGGTGGAGTTGCAGGGTGATGAGATCGAAGCCAAGGTGAACGACCTCATGGCGAGCGCGTTCAAGAAAGTATTGGAAGGGCAGGCGGCCAAGACCGGCGCCACAGTGGAGGTAGTGCAAACCATACTCGAGGGGTTGACCAACAATGGCAAGGGAAGCGGAACTGGAACTACAGCAGAAGGTGCATAGGCACCGGCTCGACGAGGGCTCACGGGCCCTCCGGGAGTTGGTGGTGATGCGCCGGGACGCAGTGAACGCGAGCTGGATAGACTCGGCGGGCGATGAGCTGTTGCAATATCAAGGCGAAGCCCGCGCGTTGCGCAAGCTATTACGCCTGATGGATGAATCACCGATCAACAAAGGAGAATGATAATGGCAAAGGCACAAGTAGCAGTTGTAGTGGATGACAAGGACGACTGGGATAAGGCGTTCGACGCTGCCGCGCTCGAGGGGGCGGAGAAAGTACAAACCGAGCCAGTGAAAGAAGAGCCGACGCCGGAAGCGAAGGTCGAACCGGTCAAGGAAGAGCCCAAGCTGGAAGCGAAGGTCGAGCCGGTCAAGGAAGAGCCGAAGGTCGAGCCGGTCAAGGAAGAGACCGCCGAGGAGAAGACCGCACGCGAAGCTGCGGAGGTGAAAGCTGCGGCGGACGCCAAGGTGAAGGCGGACGCGGATGCACGCGTCACGGCAGAAGCGAAGGTGCGCTCCGACGCGGAAGCGAAGGTCGCCGCTGAGGCCAAGGCGCGGGCGGACGCCGATGCGAAGACCGCGGCCGAGGCCGATCGCAAGGCGAAGGCGGAGGCGCTCTCTAAGCCCTACGAGCCGACGGCCGAAGAGAAGGCCGCACTCGTAGTGTTGCAGAAGGAATGGCCCGAACAACACGCGGCGATCGAGGCTCGGCTGAAGAGCAGCGCCCACGATGTACAGCGCCAAGTTCATGCCGCTGTGCAGGAAGCATTGAAGCAAGTGGGCGCCGTGGTCAACCCTCTCGCGGCGAGCGTGGCTGCGAACGACGCCGAGCGCCACGAGGCGGGGATTCGGGGCGCCCATGCCGACGCGGACGAAGTGGTGCCATTGGTGGGCGAGTGGATCAAGAAGCAGCCTGCGTATCTCCAGGCGGCATACCAGAAGGTTTACGATGACGGGAGCACGAAGGAAGTGATCGACCTCTTCACGCGGTTCAAGACCGAGACCGGCTACAAGGTCAAACCCGCCGCAGTGGTCGTGCCGCCGAAGCCCGGTCCTACGGCGGAGGAGATCGCATCTGGTGCTCCGGTCGGGACGCGCCGGTCGGCGCCGAACCCCAAGGGTGGGGTGGACAAGGACGATTACGACGCAGCATTCGATGAGGCTACCGCGGCGAAGTAGTCTCTCGGGGGTAGCGGCGCGGGGGCGGGTGTGAGACAATGAATTATAAGGTATTCGCTCGCACCGCGTTCCGCGGGGTTTGATTTTCACCAAAGGACAGAACACCATGCT